TGCTTGGCTTGCTAATACCATAACCTTTTCTCTGCCTAGCTTAAAAAATACTGAGCAATACCATGCTTTGAATTGATCGTTTATAAGCCCTTTTTCTTTCATATCGCTATACAACAAATCGACTTCCGAATAGCTGCTTTTTGTTTTTAATCCAGTTGTCCCAGCTGTCCTAACAACTGTCTTAGAATTAGAATTAGAATTAACATTAGAATGCGATACTGCTTGTATACCGTATTTAACAGGGGTGTCCGTTTCGGTTTTTACAACGGCGTTTTTATCCACAGTTTCGGTTTTTACAACACTTTTCGAGCCAAATTCTTCAGCAATTAATTCCATTTGTCTAGTGCCTTTTGGCTTGGCTCCAAAGTCCGCCGGCCATTCAATATAGTCCAAAAGTTCGGGCGGAACTTTCTCCAAAACCATGTCGATACCGGTCTTTATTTTTGGACTGTGATAGTTCTGATTTTTAATACAATTTTTCAATACTACCCAGCTATTTATGTAATGCACTTTCGGCTCGAGCCGCTTGATCATGCGGACCAGTTCGTCCTTTTCTAGCCCTACCTCGGCTGACATAGTACGGAGGCTTATCTCAAATACTCCGGCCACGTTGGTGTGCGAATTGGTGAAGAGGTATATAAACAGTAAACGATCCAGCGGGTTCAACGTATCAACAACCCAAGGATCGCTCCAGAAGTTCGTATTTATCATGCGCATTTTGCTCATGACTTGATCCCTTGATATACGCCTTTTGATTCGAATATATCAACCCAGTCTTGGCATTCGCTAATAACCAACCCAGTCGCTAACGACATATCCTCGTCAATAACCGGTATATCATCGTGCTCACAACCGAGTACATACATCAAAGCTAATTTCCCCCTTGCTGGTAGCGTTCTGGTGAAGTCGTTTTCCCAGAAATCGAGTGCCCGCTCCGATTTCGCCATTTAAAAAGCCCCTTTCCGGGGCTCAAGAGATTGATTTGGTTCAACTAGACTCCTTGAGCATAGCAAACCAAATAACGGCTGTAAACCCCTATTAAAATAACAGGCAGCCTTAGTGTCTAGTTAAACCTGCCTTGGCTTCTAACTATACACCAAATTTTTCAATGTCTGCAATATATCCGCTTGCGGTTTTATCCACTGTTGTGTATAAGGCTGTGCATAAAAGTCGAAGTCCGCCTTGTTTTATGACGCTATGAGTCTGCGGATCGCGTCGCACGCTTCGACTGTGTTTATAGTAACAAAAACCCCGCGTATTAGGCGAGGTCTTGTTCTTTTGGCCAGTGTCCGTTTACGAAAAAGTAATCGATCTTCGGGCCTATCTTGCCGGCTAGGTAGTTAACTTTTGCTTTGGCTGTTCGTTTAAAATCTAGCTGGCCGTTTTCGTATATATCAATGTTCATGTTTTTGTATCCTTTCTTTTGAATACACATACATAGTAACATTGATTAGCTATTTTGTCAATACTATTCTTTACTTTCCTGCAAACGGTTCGTATACCGGCTCTGAGGCGGCTTGAGGCGTTTTGGGGCTTTCAGCGGGCTTTTGTGGCGCAAGTTTATCACATGCCGCTCCTAAAGGCACAGAATCGCCATAAGGGCATCCTGTGGGCTGCTGTTTGCATATTGGCTCGCCATCCTCAAGTCGATCTATAACATACGAGCCTTCTGGGCATGTTACGCCCGGACCAGTTGCCCCCGCCCTCGCTGCCATCAGTACCAGCAACAAAAGTACGATTAAGAGTAATATTCGTTTCATTTCAACCTTCCATTTCTCCAAGAACAATCTTGGTTATCTCTTCCATTGTAACCCCAACCTCTTCAGGAAGGCAGTCAACACACACAATATTTTTAGCCTCGTCAGCCAGCTCAAGCATTTTCGGGTCAATAGCGACATGCTGATCACAGCGGCTGCATTTTCGAAACTTGAAGCCAAACTTCTCGATTATATCTTCCTTAACGTCCTTTGAAGGCGTTGCAATATACATATCTTTTTCAGGTTGCTGTTCGGCAACTGCCCGCGCTAGATCAGTCGCAATATACCGTTTGATCCGCATATCCACCGCCTCTTTGAATCGTTTGTATGACATCGGCCGAATAGCTTGTGCAAAGCATTTATTGAAATACCGTCGATACACTTGGCGGGTCAACTGATCGCTGTGATCACTCATTTGAGTAACTCCGGATTCTCGTATATGTTGCCGATGACTTCTAAACCATGATGACTAATATCCCCAGCAAGTGACATCTGTGAACCTTTGACCAAGTATTGCCCTTTGTTAAACTCAACGACTCCAGGGTTATCTGATTCGTGCCACCCTGCAAAGCCATAATTCTCTAAGAAGTTAACAATATCCCCCTCATAAATCTCTTTGCCGTTCTTATCTTTGAGGCCAGTGTGTTGCATGAGTACAGCTTCGGGATGGTAAACAAAGTTTGCAAAACCTCTAACACCTTTAGGGATTGTGTAAGGTATAGTGTTCGGGTCAAGCCCTACATCGTAAACCATGCCATTCTCGTCCCACGCTCTAAACTTGATTTCTCTCATTTCTTTCTCCTAAATTTACTGACTCGTTTTGGTTTGGCACTAAGCTGCATACCACCGCAGCCTCGGCATTGCCGCCATGATTGGTTTGGCCCAAGCTTCACATTAAAGTTAGCCGGCCCCTTCAAAGTCCAATGATAGTCGTGGTCCCGACCAGTGGCTGGGCACTTTTGTTGCTGACCCTCCTTGGCTTTGCGCTCAAGCTTTTCTTTACTTTGCGGCATACTTTTTCTCCAGCTTCAGCTCCTTATCGTAGCAAGCACCACACACCGGATAGCCCAGCCCAATAGAAGTATGTATCGCTCGAGAGGTATACGTTCGGCCGTAAATTACGTGCGTGCCGCAGTTGGCGCAGTCAATAAGCTCCTCCATGTCATCCGAAATAAGTTTGATGTTCCAACTTGGATCGGGAATATATGGTTCGTACTCTCTAGTCTTAAAGTCCCATTTGATCATTAGTGTGGCCTCCCGCCTAAACATTTACGGTCGTGACACCTGTAACCTTTACGAATCCGATAACAGGTTATCTTAGCTCCACGATTGCCTAGCAAATACGATAAAAGCCGGTTCATTCCGCAGTCCGTTCTTCTTTGCAGATTGCACAATATTGGCTTAATTCGTCAGTTGTCCAATCGTGATCACAGTTACTCATCTCCACTCCTTTCTGGAAAGCAGGTCGGGCAGTTGCCGTTGCTGCAGTCCGCATTAGAATCACTTGGATCGCTCATTTCAATATCCACACCCTCTCTGCAAAATCGTAATAGTAGATTAGCTTATCGCTTCCGAGGCAGTATACTTCCATCGCGTTCATGGCTTGCATCCCCGCCGGCCCCGGTGTCCTGAACGAATCGTGGACCTGCCAAATCTTATCGACCTTAACGTCTGCCGGCATTGTATTGTCCTGTGGCTTCAGAACTATATTGCCATCGCCTGCTGTGTTCATACCATCCCCCTTATTTTTAAATCAAAATCGTAAATCTGCTCGTGCATCTTCAATGCTTCGTCATTGATGCCCTGCAGGTATAATCCGTCTAGCGATCGCACCCGGCTCAAGGCTACATACCCCATGCCCGGCATAAACGCTCGACTCAAATCGATAATAGCAGCATCAAGGCTCATTCCTTGGCTCTTGTGGATCGTAATGGCCCAAGCCAGCCTGATCGGTAGCTGTTCCACTGTAGCCACCGTTATACCGTCTTGTTTGGTTTTCCACTCGTGCGGTTCGACTCTGATGAACCGGCCGTCCAAGGTTTTTACTATTGGAATACCCTTTTTGAACTTTACGACCCGGCCCCGCGTGCCGTTTACAAAGCCGGCCTCAAAGTTGTTTGCTACAAACATAACCTCCGCGTCTACTTTGATCTCCAGTATTTCGGGTGCCAGTAAATTGCGTCTTAATGCTTCAACCGCTCTTTTATCGCCGTCCGATCGCATGTAATACTTCTTTACTTTACCGGGTAGCGCATCCAGTTTTTCTTGGTTGATCGTATCGACGTCAGCGTTGTGCGAAAACAGCCGGGTCAAGTTGTCGGCTCCGTTCAATAGCCGGTTACTAAGCAGCTTTTTATGGACGCTGGTTATCTTATTGTCGCGCATGCCCTGCAGTAGATCGAGCAATAAATCATCCGCGCCCTGCCGGTGCTGTTCGGTTATATAGCAGACTGTTAGATCAAGCTCGGCCCAAGTATCCGATAGGTGTACGAAGTCCAGCACGTTCGACTCGCGGTTTACTGGCGGTAGTTGAAACAGGTCGCCAACCAGTATTACTTGCATGCCGCCAAACGGTAGGTCTTTATTCCTCATGTGCTTGGCCACCTTGTTTAGCATGTCGAGCCGGTAACCGTGAAGCATTGAAACCTCATCAATCACTAATACGTCGGTTAGCTGAAAGCGTTTGACAAGTCGCTTCTGGCCTTCCATCCATTTCAGATCGGCTTTAGTAACCTCTTCTTTGATGCCAAGCCCGGACCAACTATGAATCGTAATACCGCCAATATGGCTGGCCGCGATGCCGGTCGAAGCTGTGATCGCAACGTTCTTACCGGCGTCCTCGGCTTGTTCAATAAAACGGTTCAACGTGTAGGTTTTGCCCGCGCCGGGTGCTCCAGTTAGGAATACATTGTTGCCGGCAAGCATGCAGTCGATGGCTTCTTGCTGGGTCATTTCTCTGTCTCTAGCTTTTTACGTTGCTGATAAAAGACCTTCATTATCTTAATAGTGTCAGCCATGCTCAACTTTGGCATAACACCAGTGCGTTTGTGCCCTTCATTTATGAGTCGCTTACGCTCGGCATCAATCTCGGCATAATCGTCCTCGGCTAAACTTACTGATTTGAATTCCGCCATTAGTTGTTCCTTTCGTATTTAGTTTGTTTCCATACCGCGTTAATAGCATCTGGCAAATATGTCGCGCCGATGACTCCAAATTCCCAGGTTCTAGCAAGCACCCGTTCCATATTAGTATCAGGGGTATATACAGACTCGCTCCCAAAGGCATCGGGATCTCTTCCTTGCTCCAGGTCATCGGCGATAACTAAGCCCTTAACTACCTTGTAATAATCGGTAACCTCGCCAAGTGCGCGCATCAACTTTTTGGACTCGTGATTGTCGGTAGCCGACCAGCGCATCTGCTGCGGGTCGCCAATAACATAGACGATGTGCTCACCTTTGCCATCCTTGCCATAATCGTACGGGATCGATACGGCGTCTAACTCGTAGCCCTCAGCTAGTAACCTTGATAATTTTATCCTGTCCTGCGTCCAAAGCATTTTGCCCCCTTTGTTATTTATAGCTCTAGTTTACCTCACACTACCACACTGTCAAGCATTTTGTGGTAAAACTTATGCACAGGTGTAAGTTTAAAGCTTACACCCAATTAAAAAGCCCCGGAGGGGGTGGGCACCGCCGGGGCAAAGGGGCTCTCCAAGGGAGGCCAATAGTAGTATATCAAATGAAAATGATTGAACCGTCTCGCAAGAAGTATCTTCTTCAGTTCAATCACCTTAACTCGATCCCACTCGTGTAGCCGTGACGACTACCACTCCATTTTACCGCAGTGGCATATATAGTCAAACCGAAGAATGATTACTTAGACTCATTTATGAACAGGTAGCTGAAAGTAACCGCACTTACAAAAGCCAAAAAGGCCATTGGCTTGGACGATACCAGCACCGAAAGCGGCGTCAGTATAATGAAGCCAATGAGACTAACGGCCATCGCCATGTCTTTGTCAGGCAGTTGGGGCTGGTTCTGTGGCTGGGGCATCGGATGTCTCCTCGCTTATAACCGGAGTGGCTTGCTGCCAATCTTCGGAGTTTATTTGTTTAGCATACCTCTTACGAATAACATCGCAATACTTAGGGTCTAGCTCCATATTGTACGAAACCCGGCCCATTAGATCGGCGGCCACCATCATAGAACCTGATCCAGCAAAGGTATCAAGAACAATCTCCCCGCGCTTGCTGGAGTTGTTGATCGCATGCTTCACTAGCGCAATAGGCTTCATAGTCGGATGGTCTTCGCTTTTGGCTGGCTTGTCAAAGTCCCAGACGGTTGTTAGATCGCGCTCGGGTACAAAATAGTGCGTGCCGCCATCTTTCCAGCCGTAAAGTATAGGCTCATGCTTCCATTGATAGTCTTGTCGACCAAGCACCATAGTGTTTTTGTTCCAAATAATGCACTGCTTGAATAGGAATCCAGCGTCGGCCATAGCCTTACGGAAGTTCAAGCCCTCGCTATCAGCATGGCATATATACATTGATCCACCGGGCTTGGTGACTGCATTTTGGTTTGAGAAGGCTAGGTATAGAAAATCGTAAAAGGCAGCCGAGTCTTTAAAGCTATCGTTCTGAATAGTAAGCGCGTCTGCAGTCTTACCTTCATACGCCACATTGTATGGCGGGTCGGTCCATATCATATCGGCTTGCTTGCCGCCCATCAAAGCCTGAACGTCGTCCAAGCTAGTAGCATCGCCACACATAAGTCGGTGTGGACCAAGCTGGTATATCTCGCCGGGCTTACTAACTGGAGGGTTCTGATCATCAACTTCAGGCGCGTCGTCTTCACTATCGCTATCACCACCTGCACCAACCGAGTCGAGTAGGCGGTTAATTTCGTCAGTCGTTTGACCGGTCAAGCCAAGCAGCTCGTCGCCATTTTCTAGCTGGCTAATTTCATAAGTAATCTTTGCGAGTAGGTCTAGATCGAACTGGCCCTGTATTCTATTGGCTGCAATGTTGGCCGCATTTTCGGTTCCTTGATCCCAATCAACCTCACGATAAGCATATTGTTCATTCTCAAAATATACATAACCAACTGCAACTGTGCCCTTCGCGTTTGGTGATTCTAGACGCTCAGTAATTTGAACCGACTTGTCGCCACCCATTCTTTTAAAGGCTTCGATGCGTTGATGGCCGCCAACTAGCTGGCCGGTTCGGCGGTTGAACACAATACCGGATAGGTCGCCAAAACGCTTAATACTATTCACCAAAGCTTCATAATCGTGCTTTGAAATTGTCCTCGGGTTTTGAGGATTGCCTTTTAAATCGTTGATGTTTACTTGATCCATTAGTTAATTCTCCCTCTCTTTCACGCTAATTGTACTATAAAAGTATAGGTAGTGCTCTCCCCTACTCTACTCCCTAGTATAAGGTGTCACCCCTAGTCAGAGCATAAAATTGACAAAAACGCCAGTAGGGTAGGGGGCTTTTGTTCGTAATCTGTTTGTAAGTGTTATAAAAATTAAAACGTCCCATCTTGCGAGAGAACGGGACGCTTTATATATTTGTTTTGAAACGTTTTTTGTTTTTGGTGATCGACCGCTTAGAATCTATCACTTCCCCTAGTGTATACCGCACTTAATAGTAATTGCAAACGTTTTTTTCAGGGGTTGGAGTGTACTGTGTATTGTGTTCAGACGAGGCAATATGCCGGACGTCATAGCGTGTTCTGGGTACATTTTTTGTTCATAGAGCCACTTAAGTGTGCAAAAATTTAAGTACTTCGCGTTGCACGACGGCCGGCTCGTTCCACAAACGAACGGCCATAATATGCATCACTCGCCAATTGCGCTGGTATAAATATGAGTCCCGATCGAACGCTGCAACCACGTCGCGGTGGTACTCTGCGCCATCAACTTCAATGCCCATCAGCACGTCATTGCCAAAGTCTATATAGTACTTGCCGACACGCACTTCCCGACCAAACTTTTCGTCGCGCAGGAATTTGCCGAGCGACAAAACAATAGCAAAACGGAACTTAGTGCGCGGGTGCTTCAGCCATTCAATCTTCCAATACTTGCCGCCCATAATTTCAATAAGCCGCAGCTCGGCCGGGCTTGGAAATAGCAGCCTATTCAAACGCCACCATGCGGATCGGGTTCGGTAATATCGTTTTACTATTGCATCCATTGTTATAATTATGCCATAAGCAGGAGGGCTTAGTCTGTATGGGCTTACCCCGCCATGCTTCGTACATTAGGGCGGGATGCTTTTGGAACAGAAGCACCTCATTTGTTACAAAACGTTTTTTGTAAATGGCCCAAACTTAAATAGCCGCTTACTCTACTAAAAAATTAAACCCTCGGTTGCCGCCCGCCCGGGGGTTTAATTTTATCCACAACTAGCAAGTTTTTCTTGCAACTATAGCTTTACAAGTTCTGTATATATACATATACTGTAACTACAACGTAACAAAGAGAGGGGCTATATGGCTAGTATGGTGGTTAGGCTATTGGCATGCAAAGTTCATGGCTGTGGCAAGTTAATGATTCATTGCGGGCACAAACAGGGTCTTACCCATGTATGATCCTATAATGGCAAATATTGCCGTCGGGATTGCTCTGTCGTTCCCGATAGCATTCATATTTTTCGGATTGGTTTTTGGCTACCGCCGGAAATACATCCATCCAAGGGCGCGGAATATCAAGCATAATAGAGTAAAGGGGTTTAAATGGCAGAAGATGTTAACAAGGTAATCGAGGCGGAGGCTCAAGCGGCTGTCGCCCTGCAGAACGAAATATCGGGCAAGATAGCCGAGCTTAAGGCTACTCAGACCAAGATTGACGAGACTTGGAAACGGGTCGAAGAGCAAATGATCGAGCATAACGTCAAATCAGTAAAGGGCGACTGGGGCTCCCTTACTATTGCCGAGCGGACTACTTATAAGGCCGATGACATTGAAGCAGTGCCGCGCAAGTTTATAAAGAAAACCCTCGACACTAAAAAGGTCGCAGCGGTTGCCCAGCTAGAAGGCGATCTCCCAAAGGGCGTGTCGTCATCAGTAACTAAGTATCTAACTAAGAGGTTGAAATAATATGTCAAAACAACTCACTATTAAAGACTATATGTCTGCGCCACAGGTGCAAAAGAAAATGCAGGACATGTTTACCGATAAGCGTTTGCTTGACGGTTTCGTGCAGTCCGTAATATCAATCGCCGGCAGCGACGAGCTTCTAGCGGTTGCCGAGCCACGCAGCGTATTCAATGCCTGTTTGACCGCTGCAAGCCTTAATCTTCCGATTAATAAGAATCTCGGCTTTGCTCACATCATCGGCTACCGAAATAATAAGAAGGGTATAACCGAAGCACAGTTTCAGCTTGGAGCTCGAGGCTTCAAAGAACTGGCGCAGCGATCCGGTCAATATCAGGTAATCAACCAAGGCGATGTCCGAGAGGGCGAGCTTGCCGGCCGCGATCGGCTGACTGGCGACCTGCAGTTTAATTGGTGCGAAGACGATGAAGAGCGCGAGCAGCTACCAATAATCGGATACTTCTCATATTTCAAACTAACCAATGGCTTCAGCTCAACGCTCTATATGAGTAAAAAGCAGATCGAGGCTCACGGTAAGAAATACAGCCAGAGCTATAAGCGAGGCTTTGGCCCTTGGGCTGACAACTTTGATGCTATGGCACTCAAGACTGTTTCCAAGCTGAACATTAGCAAGAACGGTCCACTAAGCGTCGACATGCAAACTGCCGTTGTTGCCGATCAAGCTATCATTCGTGAAGATGGTAAATATGACTATGATGACGGCCGCGAAAATCTCGACGACGTAAAGGCCGACGACAACAAAAAAGCTGCTATACTAGCAGCCAACGCTGAAGAGGGTGAAGTTGTACCAGACAATGTCGATCCTGAAACCGGCGAAATTGTAGATGAAAATCCAGCTGCACTTGCCGAGGAGATAATGGGCGCAACCGCCACGCCGGCACCGGCAAAGCCAAAAACTGCTCCTAAAAAAAGCGTCAAAGAAATGGTTAAGGAAAAAGGCTGGACTAAGGAAGGTAAGCAAACAAAGCTGACTGACGATGATAACGATTCACCAAGTAACTCAGGGAACTGATGAATGGCACGAGCTCCGAGCCGGTCTTTATACTGGCTCGAACGCTCACAAGCTACTTGATCACTCAGCAAAGTTTAAGATAATAAACGGTGAGGTTACTGCTTACGCTCTCGGGGAGGCGACAAGCTTCAAAGGGAACTTCTACACAAAGCGGGGCCACATCCTAGAAGAGGAGGCCATAGAGTTATATGATCAGATCAAAAAGGTCAAGGTCGAGCGTCCCGGCTTTGTTACTAATAGCAACTATAAAACTTGCGGTTATAGTCCGGATGGCATTAGGCCTGATCGAACGATTGAGTGTAAGGCTTTTAAAGAAGACTCGCACATGAAGATATACAACGGCGACATACCAATTAAAGTCTTGGCCCAGTGCCATTTCGGCATGCTTATATGCGGTAAAAAGCTCTGCGATTTAATAATCTATAATCCAGATCTTGATGCCAAGTATGCATTCAAAGTAATCCCAATACGGTATAACCCGAAAATTGCGGCCAACTTCCGGCGGATACTTTTGCCAGATAAGGCTGCAGTATGATTTGCGGATACTGCGATCAAGAGATCCGCGACACCATGTACACATACAAATGGTTCCCTGCAGATAAACAAATGAAGCCAGTCCATAATTACCACTTAAGAACTAACAGAAAGGATAGCGACGATGCAATACGTCCCGCCGAGCATAGAAGAAATCGGCCTGAAGAATTACCTCGACAAGACGGCGAGTGAGCATAACGGCTCAAATTACGATGAGTTTGTTAAGCGCGTTGAACTCAGCGAACCGAGCACAGTAATTGCCCGGGCTTTTAGTGTTAGCCGGCACACCATAAATAAATGGGTTGCTATATACGAGAAGGAGCTCAGCGATGCATCATGAACACGACCATAAATTTGTGACCGTCAAAAAAGAACTGGTGGCTGTTGAAGACATAAAAGACGATCGCGCATTGTTTGAGTTTATAGAGTATGCATACCTGTTATGTAAATGTAACGACATTATTAAAATTCGAGTAAAAAATCAGGAGCGACCAAGTGGCAAAAAAATCACCGGCGACAATTGAAATAGAGGCAGACCCTAAAGTACTAGACTGGATCAGCAAGGTTCGAACATTTGAAGGCGACATCAATTCTTTTCAGTCACGCATAAAAACGATCCAAGAGCAGCTTGTCGAAATGGCCGAGAATACCGACGAATATACAGAGGTGATGAGAGCGCAGGATGCTTTGCGCTTAGCTCAAGAGAAGCTCAAGGATCGACTATCTAGAGTTGACGGATACAATGATCTTTGCGAAGAGCTGGCCGACGAAAAGGATGCTCTCAAAACAGCAAAGCAGAACCTGTCCGATTTCCTGCTTGGGTACTTCCATGAAACCGGTGAACGGCAAATTGAAACGTCACCAAAGAATGCTCGGGAGGTTATACTCTCCGGCCGGCTTGGTAAAGAGAAAAAGTTTCAGACTAGTTTGTTTGGGGTGCGATCTAATGATTAAGTACCTGAGTCTATTCTCGGGTATTGGAGGGTTTGAAATTGGAATACAAAATGCTACACAACATATACGGAGGATTCGGGGAGGGGATTCGTCTCTTCGAAATATGCCCGACACTTCGAACTCCGGCGGGAGGTGGACACCACCCACTTGTGTTGGCTATTCCGAGATCGACGAACCAGCAATCAAAACATACGAGGAGCACTTCGAGCATGAAAACTTTGGAGACATTACCACTATCAACCCAGAAGAACTCCCCGACTTCGACCTCGTTGTCGGCGGATTCCCTTGTCAGGCTTTCAGCGTTGCTGGAAAGCGCAGGGGATTTGACGACACCAGAGGGACACTCTTTTTTGACATCGCAAGGATTCTCAAAGAAAAAAGACCCCGACATCTGGTACTTGAAAACGTTAAAGGTTTGCTTAGTCACGACGGTGGCAAAACTTTCCAGACAATACTTGGGGTTCTCGCCGACTTGGGGTATCGAGTTGAATGGCAGGTACTTAACAGCAAGCACTTCGGAGTTCCACAGAACCGTGAGCGAATCTACATTATCGGACATCTTAGAGACGAATGTAGACAAAACATATTACCTATCTCCGGAGAAAACCAAGCAGTTGCTATCCCTAGCAGCAATGCCACACAAGAGTCGCAAAAGTTTATTAAGACAAGGCACCTCAGCCAAAACGGGGGCTTGATCAGTCCAAGCACTACACTGCAGGCTACTGAGATACCACATGTCATTGATACGGAGACCGCTTATTCTCTTAAGGCTAGTGACTACAAAAAAACTGGATCAGATTTTGTTAATAAGTCTCAGGGTAATTTTGGCATCGTAAACGGCAGAATTAGACGGCTAACTCCTATCGAGTGCGAGAGGCTTCAGGGCTTCCCAGACGACTGGACACTAGGCAGTAATACTCAGCGTTATAAGCAATGCGGTAACGCCGTAACAACCAATGTAGTCGAGGCAGTTATGACAAAATTATTGCACGACGATCATTTACATGCTACATTCCCAATAACCTCACAAGTTAAAAAATAAAAACAGGGAGAAGTTATGAAAAAGTGGATCGCCACTGCATTGGCTATATTTGTCGGACGTCTTTATAGCATCAATGATGATATAATCTAAGACGAAAGGAACTAGCTATGCGAAACAAAATAATCGTGGGTATTGCATTAATAGTGGTCTTCGTTCTAGGCATCTTGAGTGTCCGAGCGTGGGATAGATACGAGGTTAGCCAAAGGGTTCAATCTCAGTATGCTGAATACCAGCGAGAGCAAGAAACCAAGGCCGTGCAACGTGCCGAGCAGAAACGTCAGCAAGTTGAGGCTGCTGAAAAGCAACGCCTCATCGATGAGTGCCAAGACGGTGTTAAAGCCTTCGACGCGCTCACACCAGCACAACGAACCGGCAAGAGCCGGCCAGTCTGCAACCTACAGCAAGTGCAATAACGGCAGCCCCACAAGGGGCTGTTTTTATATATCTAGACATAAGGGTTATAATTCCGGTATGGATGAGGCAAAACAAAAAGAGTACATCGATGCCCTGACCAGTATTGGCAGCCCAACTCGGCCGGTCCACATCGTAACCGATACTTGGGAAGAGCGAACAAAAAAACTCGAGGATAATATCCGCGACTCAGTTCCGTTCGAAGGTAAGTGGGAGAGCTACATGTCTCACTACAAGCTGATGATCCCCGAGGAACTCCGACATCTTTTTGAAGGCGGCGGTGTAATAACCGTTAGTACCGACAATCATTTGCTCCTGTTCGGTGGCCGACACTGGGCCAGATTCAGCCGGCGACTATCAAAGCATGTCGGCCCAAGTCCTGTATTAAGCTCTGCCGCACGACATATCTTTGGTAATATGCACCGCTTTAATAAACTGAATGACGATGGCACGTTAGACATACCGGTACACCTTGCCGACTATGCTGGGCTTGAAGTAAAGGTCGCTATTATCGGTGTTATATACCATGCGGAGATCCACGATATTAAAAACTACAATGAGAAGGAGGGCATCAAGGCCAAGGACAGTCTACTAGCACGTTTTAAGAAAATACGCTTTAATTAACATGAGCATAAACAATATTAAAGGAGTTAATATGCAGTTAGTAAAAAACGAAGATGGAACAGTTATCAACGTAATCGAAGCCCACAAAGTTACTCGAGAAGAGCTGGTCTCTATCGTCGAGAAGGCTGAAGCCTATGTTAAGGAATCAAAAGAAAACCTTGCAAAGTTTGATGAGCTTAGTAAACCAGAAGCTGATACCCCTGCCGAAAAAGCTGAAGAAATTGCTGAAGATGCCGCCGAACTTGCAGAAGAACTTAAGCCTGAACAGCCAGCTATTCCTACCCAGCCACCAGTCGAAGGCCAGCCTGTTGCGGTAGAGGCAGCACCGGCACCAGTACCACAGCCTCCAGTTGTCGACGACACTGCACCTGTAATCCAATAACAAAAACAAACAAAAACAAAAATGATAGAAGTAATCGCCAAAGTCTTAGAGTTTCTTGTCGTAACGGTATTTTTTAAATACATATTACTGCGATGGGTTGCTGAGAAGTTGGCCAAGTATTTTCAGCGGTTTTTCGTTCGAACAGAGCGGGAGACCGCTATTTGGATGCACTATAGAAACCGAGCACTTGGTAATGGCCACGACGATAAGTCACCGCTCAAGTGCCGCGAAGGTCTTTGTAGAATAGTCTAGAAAAGACTCTCGTTAGTAGGCAGATCAAAGTATCTGCTTATTATTTCTTTGGCCTGATCCTCACCTACTGCAAAGGTAGCGAAGTAATCCTGCCGTCTGTAATCCTCCAAGACGTTGGCCTGTTTCTCTATATGCAAAGAAGCCCAGTCACCCTTCTTGCGTATCTTATAATCACGCTCTATAACCCGGCCTTTTTTATCTTTAGTGACGCGAATGGATCGTCCGTCTCGGCGCATCTTTAGCTCGGTGCCGGTAGCCTTGAGCTCTATAAGGAGTGCGTGATAACCCTTACGAGCAGCAAATATCATAATGTCAGGTTCGCTTGGGCTGCTCTGCTGTTTGTTGTGCGTGGCCTTTTCATAGGCACTCGAGAAGCCACCGGAAGCGGTATCACAGCGAAAGTGAATTGCGGGCAATACCTCGCGCATCCAGTTACAAATAGCGATCTGCTCTTGTTGTTCATGCTTAACAACCCGGGGCCGGTCGGTCTTGCGGGCATCAAAGTATTTACGTTGTCGAGAAGTATAACGTCTAGTTGGAGCAGTCGTATTACCGAATATAGAACCCATAGTCCTATTTAAACATAATGCGAACTAGGCTTGAAATTCGCTTGAGCTTTCAGTAGCGACAGGGATTGGGGTTGGAGCTACCGGCTCGACCTGTGGTTGTACAGTATCGAGAGGCACTTCCTTTACAGTCTCTTTGTCGCCAGCAGGAATCAGTCCCGCTTGAGTGACTCGCTCTTTGCGTTCTCGGTATGCTTTAGCATCCTTAAGCAAGTTTGAAAGGTCTTTGATGCCGAGGTACTTGAAGTGGTAGGCAGCTAGGGCAGCAGTCACAACAGCGGTTGTTCGAGTACCAAGTACGCTCGGGTTCTGGCTTACTGCAGTGGTTAGATACTGAATCGCAACGGTAATGAAAGATAGAGCACCAAGTAGGAAGTTGATCACCTTCTCGCTTTGAAGCGCAAGCCATTTTTTAAGCAATTGCAGAATGAGCGATACTGCGAAGCCGGCTCCGACTGCAAGGTATGTTCCGTTCGGTACATTGTTAAGTATTTCGGTTACCATTTCCATGACGACTCCTTATTTTTCAGTTTTCTTTTTAAATATGTTTATGAAGTTGAGCAATCTTAATACGCTACCTTCGATCTTGCCAACTACTGCGACCAGCTTCTCGCGGTTACTGTAGTTCTTGAATAGCTCTTTAGCTTCATCGGCTAGATCCATAGGAAGGTCGAAAATAGAATCATCATCGTCATCATCTACAAGCGGGCCGACGTATTTATTGGGGTCTTGGCCTTTATCCAAGGCTGTAACTGGTATACCGTACCACCAATCGTTATCAAGGCTCTTCTTGGTTCGAACATAGGTGACATCGCCTTTTACGAACGTGCCGGCACTAGTTACCTTCTGGCCTTTTACTAATTGAAGATCGGCCTGTAATCCAGCTTGGTCTTTAATGATCACACTATCGCTGGCGATATATACCTTGCTCTCAGGCTTAAATGTAGTCTTCCAGCCGGGCTTTGCAAGCAATACGGGTTCTGGTTCGACTTTGGGCTTTTCAGGCGCAGGGGCGGCTTCTGTGGGCTTCACTGGCGTTACTGGCTGTGGAGCAACAGGAGCTGGTTGGGGCGATACAACAACTGGAGCAGGGGTCGGAGCTGGGGCGATAGGTGTCCGATTGACCTTAACTATCTGATTAGGCTGCAAGCGCATATTGCCGCTAGTAACACCGTTAAGGGCTGACATACGTGCCCACTCTGCAGGGTTTTCCCACTGTTCTTTATTGTAGCCGGCGGCCTTTAATACATGCGAAATACCCCAGCCACTCTGAACTGTGATATTAATCACATCTGACTCGGGTTGTGGTGCCGGTTGTGGAGCGGGTGCCGCTAGAGGCAAAGGCTGTTTGTATACGCTGACTTTATCGTTGGGGTTTAAGCTGGACTTGCCATTTAGCTTAGCGAAGCGATCCCACTCTTCAGGTCGGCTATAGCTTTCCTGTGGATATCCCGCAGCCTTGAGCACGTGGCTTATGCCCCAGCCCGGTTGCACTGTTAATACGGACTGGTCGCTAGGTACTGCAGGAGCTGGCGGCACAACAGGTTGCACAGGGATCGGTGTATTGTCTCGGTATTCAGCCCATCCGGTTATTGGTCCATAGCTAGAAGCTGGTTTTACTTGGCCGTCCCAAGAGTCAACAATATAGACGACACCGTTATCTATTCGCTCAACAAGGCAAAAGTGAGTGCCAAAGCTATTTTTGGCGGCGATACGAACAATACAATTATTGTTAGGTACTGCGCTGTTATTAGCTGATCGAGATACGACAATGTTGCCGTTGTAGGCGCTAATGGATCCCCAGCCGAGGTCGTCACGAATGCCGTCATCGACATCAATATAGATACCGCGATCACGGAAGGCAGCGTTTAACTGGATTGGGTTCGCACCCTTGCCAAAGCGTTCAAGAAGGTTTGAGAAGGCAGTAATAAAACAGCCAATCTGATTAATACGGTACTTGCCGTTTATGCCCTGTATCTCGTTATAGTTTTTTTGTCCGTAGGCCATAATGTTTCCTTTATATTAACATATATGCTTAAGCACTAATTTCTTTTACGTTCGCGGGGTGAACTTCGATCAAGACAGGTTGTCGAACATAGGTATTATCTTCTCCCTCTTCGGTTAATATTTCAGTAATTTGCCCATCCTCTCCAGTGTCGATAAGATAGCTAACAAAATATTCCCTGTTATCTTTTGCTAACTTCTTAATTGCATGGACGCGACCAGTGCGCCACTCTTCTCCGTCATAGTATGAGACTTCGGTGTTTTGGCTAATTGCGTTTGGCTCTGACATAGTGCTCCTATTCTAACTCTATTTTAAACGATGCATTTGTGGCTTGGTTTGAGCTACCACTATGATAAGTTCCCGTGTTCGTGGCAACGTCGAGCCGGTAATTTCGCACGCCAGAAGCAGGAGGAGTGATCACAGCTTCGATATGCTGCATTTGAGCTAAGGTGTTGCCGGGGTTTATATTTGGAGTAAACACCTGAGCACCCGCCGTCACATCATAGATTTGATACTGGTTAACCGCACCCCCGGCATTGTAGGCTTGAGGAAAGTCCATGCTTAATTTAATTTTTCGTCCTGCTGGTATATTGACTGTCATGTTAAGTCCTGTAATAGACACGAACGATCCTGATGTGGTTGTATAGTCCGAAACTATTTGTCGTCTTCCAAGCAATTTTCTAACTGAATCTCTGGAGCAGATTAAATTACCTAAAGAGTCCGTAACTTGATATGGAATGCTTGAAGCTATTGGCAATACCTTATCTTCTTGGCCTTGGTTAACTGATCCTACAGAAGCTATGTTTGAAGCGCCCGTAACTATTATTGCAATACGAATTGAGTTAGAGGCAAGGCTTGGACTAGCGGCGTTGTTAGTTACCTCAGTATAAACAAGCGTGCCTGTGCCATCGCCGTTGTCTAGAATGTCAACATAAGTATCTTTTGAAGCGGTGAAACTTCGAGCCGTTACTGAGCCGATAGTAATTCGACGGCCATTTATATACACAAGGCCAGACGTCATCGATGCGTTGCGTGTTGAAGCATAAGCATCGCCAGACCACACACAACCAGACGCGACATGGTCAAAATGTAATTCGCTGTCTCTTGTTATTGGACTACCTGTTCCGGCGGGTATGTTTATTTGATCAAAAAGCCAAGCCGCTAAAGTCGATAGCAAGGTCCTTTTGGTGGTTGGGCCGGTTGGATCATTAAGCGGGAAGTAATGATTGCCGTCTAGGCTTGAGTCTGATCCTAATCCTGATATTTTTTTGTCTGCCATATAATCCTTATGTTTTTTAGTTTAACTTGGTGCTGTTGGGTTAGCAATGGTCTGTTCTGCTATCAGGCCCCGAGTTATCTGCTGAAATTCATCACTATATCGAATTGGCATTGTTCCAAGCGTTAAATTGACACTCTCTGGCGAGTATTCAACCCTTACGATTTGCAAGACTATAGTGTCAATAAAACTACCAAAGCCGCGAAGGCCAACCGTCATACCCGGCTTAAGTAATGTTATGTCCATCGTTCTATCAAGCACAGTAACAACGGTTTCAAATCGCTCGTCTTTATTCTCGGCTATAAAACTGTCGCCAATAGCATCAGCCGTTGGTTGCAGCGATACACGGTTGTCGCTCTTGCGCTCAAGCCTGATTCCATATTGAGAGATACTCGCCTGATCCTCGTAAGCTGTATAGAGGTTTGTTCCTGCGATACTTTGGCCGCTAAACAAGAAGTAGTTTTTAAGATTTTCAATGGACATCACAAGGTTAATAGTCGTTAAGTGACGACCCTTAACCAATGTAATATCAGGGGTGGTTGAGGCCTCTTTAAAGTTCAAAACATTAGTCCCGAGGTCGACGTAGTAATAGAAGCCGTTTGGCGACAAGGAATGAATTGCTTTAACTGCATCAAGAAGGGTGTCGGTATTGAATGTATAGGTAAGCGTCAGGCCTGTTGCGTCTACACTGTCGTCGGTGCAAGTAACCGCACCGCCGCGCAAATTATAGTCCTCTACTATCGGAACAAGCATCTGAGTAGAAGGGTCTTTGCTCGTATATGTTGCGGTTGTGGTTTCAACTCCTGAGCTTGCTATAAAGTACAAATCAGAACCGGCAACCGAAGCGTAAGAGCCGCCGCCACCACCACCGTAAGATGAGCTGTACATTTCGCCGTTCGCATAAGGATTCGAGTTTGAATAGTTAAGATTTATGCTTTGGCCATCGGCTACGGATACGGTGAAGAAGTAAGTGTTCCCCGGAGATACTTCGATAAGAGAAGGGAAGCCAAACTGCACGCCTATTGCCGCACCGCCGGTATCGACACGTTGCGTAACTGAACCAAGAACATTTGGCGAATTAACACCGTCATAAACGGTAACCGTAACATCGGCTGTCCCTTGTAGTGCGAGCTGTATAGCTCCAAGTTTTGTTACTCCGGCACCAACAATCCAAGATTGACCATAACGCTGCCAGCTCGAAACACTTTGCGAACATGACACAGCAAGGTTCCATGTGTTTTGTGTGACGTCGGCTGTATACGCAAACGGCGCACCGCGAGCAATGTAGTTAGCCATGTCGAGCCCATCGCTCAATACAAGTAGCTTTATGTTTTCAGACGCGCCGCCACCAAAGCTTGCCTCGATGCGGTTTATTTGACCAGAAAACATTGCTTTGCCGTTGGGGTGGTAGTAGCTGTACTCAAATATGACGACACGGTTGCCGTTCTGCATAAGTAAAGGATCGAGGCTAGAGCCATAGCCTATTACGGAAGGCTGGCCATCTGTATATAGATAGTTGCCGTCTTCGTCGGTCAAAGGTTCACCGTCCTCTGTAACAAGCCGATCGCTTTCAAGTATTGCAGTGTCAGGGGATATGGCACACTCAAGAGTAACACTCGAGCCGACGCTGTTTATGTCTTGAGCGTAACCGAATGGTGATACTACTTTTTTAAGATTGCCAACATAGCGACCCTTGTTGTAAACCTTGTGTAGATAGCGCTTTGGAACTTCAGCCGCCGCCACGTCAGCACTATAGTGCCAATAAACAGTAACTTTAAAGCCGTCAACCTCGAGGTTCGTACTACCAGAAGCGACGGTTTCGTTTATTACTGCAGCAAAGTCTGTGGTGTTAATTTCTGCAACAGTCCATACTCGATTCCAAAGGTCAGTGCTACTGCCCCAAGTAAGCCAAGTGAGCGTGCCGGCCGGCCACGCTTGAGCACTTGGGTTATCTTCGGAGATTGCAGTAAACCCACCAGTACTCGTTAAGTACATAGAGCCTTGGACAGAGCCACCGCCGGTTCTAACTTTCGCCTCAACCATTATTCCGTCAATAATTGCTATATCGGGCAACGCAAAATCAAAGTCGCTCGCAGTCATGCTGCTAGGCTGGCCACTACCGCCCGGGCCAACACCAGCAGCAAGAGCAGTTGATCCATCTTCTACTTTTGCATTTGCGGTACTTGCCCAATCGCCGCCGGCACTTATTGTATCGGGGGTGAATGGTCCAGATGAGAATTCAGTTATAGGCATGGCTGGATCCTATAACCACATTGGATAATACGTTACGGTTATATCAAACTGCCGAGTTGTGAAGCCATCGGAATATGAGAAGTCTTGCGAACCGGGTTCAAACTCAGGAAATGCACCAATAAAATCAATCTCCACGCCGTTTTTCTTGACGGTCTTATTTTCGCAGTCAATTTCTATAACATCGGCTGCAGCGAAAGTCTGATCAGTAATAGTAATGCTTTGACCGTTCGCACTATTACCAAAGTTCAAATATCCAGTCCCGCCTGTTACGGAGTCGATCGTAATAGTGATGACCGGCAGCTGATACGGTGCAGTTCCTAAAAATGTATGCGTATCGGTGTATGAGTTGCTTGTCCTGTTGCTTGCGCTCAGTGCAGTAGTAGCTGAAGTGTTGCGGCCAAAGGGCTCGGTGCATAAAAACTCTGCCGAGTAATTAGCAAAGGCCAGTCCGCCGGGTCGATCAATGGAGAGTCCGTTTAGGGTTGCAATATATCGCCTCGTGCTACCGTTATAGTCAATGTCTAGGTTTTTATCCGTTCCTCTGAAGTATGCTCTAAAGGTATCGAGTTTAGAATCAAGATCAGCAATTGAGGTGCCGATTATTTTGCCTGACAACTTTATGGATCGGCTTGGATATGAGACATACGGAATGGCACTGCGGTTAGCGTGTGCCAAAGAGTAGAGCTTGGCATCTTTTACTGGTATAGAAGCATGGTCAATTTCAGCAGTTAAAATGCTGTCTGTTTGTAAATCGTTACCGTCGAAAGTTACGTTTGTAGACATTATGCTGCGCCCCTGTTAGGAGTTAAACCTTTACTTGTAAGCAGCATATCGCTATCAAGGTGACCAAAGAATTCACGAGCAGCATCGGCCGAGCCAAGCACAACAGTATTTATGCTGACGTTGCGGTTGTTAGTTGTGCTTATTTTTGGAAGCCCAGTACTTTGATCGACGCCTGATTTTGGAATAACATATTCACCTTTGTGAACAATACCAGCGACTTCATTCATGCCACCTGTACCGGTAAATCCACCAGTCGCAAAGCCCGGTATAACATCTCGCACTCGCCCTAGCGGACCGGGAATATCCCAGTTACCAATCTTGTCGCGCAAAAGCTGTCCGACGTTACCAATCGCTCCAGCGATACGACCCGGCAACTGCGAAATCCAATCCCAAGCTCTAGAGAATGGGGCAGTTATGCTGTTATAAACGCCGGCAAGTGCTCCACCAATTCGACCAGCGACACCGCCAAACCAGCCAGTGAGCGAGTTCCAAGTATTAACAATCCAGTCTCGCGCAACTTGGAATGGCCGCGATAGCCAGTGAACGATCGGATCAACAACTATTCGAATCATTGAAACAGCCACAGCAATGGCGAGGTATATAGCTTGGAATATAGTTTTTACGACTTCGTATATTGCATTAAACACCGTCGACCAGAAGTTCCACAAGAATGTCAGATAGCTAACAATAAAGTTGACCACCCATACCACTCTCTGGCCTACCTCTATTAGTACGTTAATAAACCAACCAACGACTTGTATTATGATGCGCAAGACGTTTATAGCCGCCCACAGGCCGCCCACAAGGGCACCACCGAGCACCATGCCAAGTAGTTTAAGTGCTGGCAGTATTTGAGGCTGTATGATAGCCCAGAGCCGCTGTAAGGCTGGTAATAGATCGGCTTTGAATGCATTTACTAACGCAGATACGCTAGGCTTCAAGAAGTTCCACACCGCGTCCCATATTCGCCTGATCCCGCTTGCGATGCCTTCCATTTTGCCAAACCAGCCGTCGCTCGTAATATCTGGGTCTTGCAATGTTTGAATAAAGCCCTTTATAGCTGTAACTCCCATACCAAGTGCGCTCATCATTTTGCCAATAGCCGGGCCCACACCTTCGGCTAAGCGAGATACATAAGGAAGCGCAGCGTTTGCTGCGTTCTTTACCTTATCGAATAGACCACCTTCTATAATATCGCCGGCCACTGTTATACCGACGGCATTACGAAGTATCTGGCCAAAGCCGTCCTTGATGTTTGATACAACACCATTAAATGACTTGGACTGCTTGTCCATCATGCCGCCAAACTTCGAGCCTTCACCAGTAAGCGAGTTTAGAGCAGCCTCTACTTCAGGGAATCCAACTTTGCCTTCTTCAACAAGCTTCTTAATCTCGCTTTGAGGCTTCTTCATAGTGGTAGCCAAGGCTTCGATCATGGGCACACCGGCATTCGTAAACTGCAAAAGATCCTGACCCATAAGACGGCCGGCTACTTTGACCTGTCCGAATACGTTAGTAAGCTGTCCAACCGGGACGCCAAGACCAGAGGCTAAGTCACCAAGCTTACGCATTGTTGGCAAAAGATCTTGTTGTGCAAAACCAAAGGCCAGCAATTGCTTTGTACCGGCGACAACTTCAGGAAGCTCAAAAGGAGTTGTTTTCGCAAATTGTGCGATCTCGCCCATGAGTTTTCTGGCTTTGTCGGCCGAGCCAAGCATAGTTTCAAAAGCAATACGAGATTGTTCGTATTCACCGGCAGACTTAATGGCTAATACGCCGGCCGCACCAACAGCAGCTCCCGCTGCAGCTATGCCAACCGCAGCGACGCGTCCTGCAGCACCGAGAGCCATAGCTCCTTTCGATGCCTTACCAGTACCGTCATCGAGCTTACCTAGCGATTTATTGGTTTCATCAAAAGCCTTCAGATCAGCATCTGATTTGATGAGTATTCCGATCTGGTTGTCGCTAGTAAGTGCTGGCATTACTTTCCTCTTTGTTTTGCGGGTTTATCCGGCTTCGCTTGGCCATACTTCGCCTCAAGCTGCATATATTCCAAGTCCTGCATAATCACCTCGTAAGGAGTCTGCATCGCTTCGAGCCAGCCAACTTTCATTTCCCTTCGCCAGATAAATATCTGATAAAGGACAGGGATCGGAACTGGCGATGTTTTACCGTCCCTCCCCGCCGTTATGGCGAGGATTAAGTTTTTTTTTCTTCTACCGACAAGCCTTCTTTTGGTTTTGGGATCTTATCGGCTAAGAAACCAAAGTCGTTCAAATCTAAATGCTTGACGGTATCAACGGTGATTGGTAGTTTCGCGCCGGTCTCGTCGGTGAAGTTCCAGTCCTTAATACGGACTGCGAGCATAGCAATTGCGGCCTCAACTTCGGTGCCATTTGGATCGACTAAAACAATGTCGGCAGTTGAGCTTGGAGCTGTCTCAAGTTCAACCCACGCCTTATCTTCTTCGTTTTCAGTATTAGCAGTACTTGGTAGTGCAAACTTTACGATTTGGCTGGTTACATTTAATTTAGGCATTTATGGCTCCTAGATTGTGCTTACCGAGTTAATGACTGCTACTTCCATGCCCTTGCCGTCCGATGAATCGTAGTTACCACCAAACTCTTGCTCAGAGTATATAGTGCTTCCGCTTTCAGTTTCAGGTGGCAGAGTCTTCATAGTCATGTTGTTTAGCGTAACGCGGAGTTCGTACTGGTTGGTCGACCCGGAGTAGCTTCGCATTACAAGAGCTCGTTTTGTTCGAGCGTTCCATAGCTTGACGTCATCAGCCTTATCAAAGAACTTCTTAAGCTTGAAGCTATAGTCGCCTTGCGTTCGAATTAGCGAAGCGGGATCAAATCCACCAGAGCGTTTGCTACCTTCATCTTCTTCAAATTCCCACATTAGGGATAGCTCGGTGCCCGGCTCTAGACGAGTCTGGTTACTAGCAGTTGAGCTGTTAGTAAGAGCTGTTGAAGCGTCTGCAGCAAAGAAGAATCGTGTGAGGCCCCAAATAAATGGTCGCTTAACTGAAAGGCTTGGAGTAGCGGGTCGAAGAACTACCATGTCACCGCCGGCCACACCAGTAGCTGAACCAACGGTTACAACAGTCGCGCTATCTACAGAGGTAACGGTTGTGTTTAGGGTGGTGCCGTTGGCGAGTTGGAATTGTATCAAGTCCCCAGCAACAAGACCTTTGGTTGGTTCTGGATCGTAATCGGTTTTTAGGGTAACAGCGAGGGTAGCAACAGATGCAACTTCACGGCCAATAAATGAACCGAGACCAGCGACGTCAATTTCGAACTGCATCTTTTCATCTTCCCAAGCAATATTAATGTTACTAGCTTGGACGCCCCAGAATCGCTCAACCTGTGAGCCTAAAGAAATGTCCAGCGTGTAACTGTTTGGATCGGTAGTATTTGAAAGACCAAAAGTATGAGTATAAGGATCAGAACCGGAAGTTCCGGACTTGTTGAATAACATATCAAGCCATCGAGCCGCTGTGTCTGGCTCGGCCATAACAGTTATTTGACCACCATGCGATCGAGTGGCTTGAAGGTGCTGATAGTTTTTGAAGCGATTACCATAGACTGGAGTGTCAGTCATCAGGTGTAAATCGGTCATTAAGCTTTGCTTATAATATGGGGTATAAGTATCGGGAGTGACCGGAGTACCGGCACTGCTTTCTTTTTTAATAGCTGCATAACCTACAGCAGCGTTACGCTCTGACATTACTTGGTCTCCTCGTTATCTTGGTTTTTATCTTCGGCCGTTACTGCCGTCTGTGAACCGACATATTGGAAGTTAGGGTTTTCGATCGGAGTGTCGCTTTCGACGGTCTCTCCCGGCTTGACAATTCTTGGACTGATATTACCAGAGTTAGTAAGTGTCTGAGTAACTTCACTCACATTTTGATATTTGTACATGTTTTCATTCTCCTTATATTGCTAATGTTTGTCAATCTTAATCACGGGACGGTACTGCCGCCAGTCTTTGTAATGTAACGGAAACGTATGCCTCTTGAGTATAGGTATCTTCGCCTCGCTGTAATATATCGAAGTCAGTCTCGATAGTGCTCGACAAAACAGCGTTATCCATTGTTATATGCTTTCGAATAGCATACATAACCGTCTCGGGTAGATACTGGCCCTGTAGAGCGTGCCCTTCAGGGTATTGACCCTTGACCCATTTACGAAGCTTGTACTCAGTAAGGTCGGTATTCTCATCGGCTCCAATGTCATCTTTGCGGTTGGCGGCGATTATAATAAGCACCTTTTCAGTTATACGGTCTAAGCCAGTAGCATCCGATTCAACCGTTCCAATAGTTTCAGAAACCATTATGCATGGAAGCTGTGAAACAGATAGATCTTCAGGCTGACCATTAAAGTAGGCTCTAAACTGATCGCCAAAAGTATCTTTTAATAGTTCGAGTATCCTTGCGACTCCGTCTTTATAGTAGCGATCGGTTTCTTGCATTATGCCCTCTTAAGTTTCTGGCTTATGTCTCGGCTGATAGCTTCTCGAACCATGCGCTTGATCTGATCGTTAACACCAATAGAGGCACGCCTTGGTATTACACGACGCGGAGCAGATGATTGATGATACTTAAACTGTGGAGAGCTGTTACCAATTAAAACGGTTGAGCTAGTTGCTTGAAAATCAAAACTATTCTGCATCTTGCCAGTTCGCACTAGTGGAGGTCGACCCGGATAGTTTTTGGCCTTCCATGCAGCGTAGCGCGGACTCAGTCTTTGCCAAGGACTACCAAATACACCACCCTGCGAATTAAACCCTTGGTTTGCGTAGTAAACGGCTGCACTGCGGCCTATCTCTGCCATGCTTGCACGCTGATCATAAATAGAATTACCAAGCCTTTTAATCTTGGTCTGTAGTTCTTTGTTGCCAGTAATAACTACCGTTATGTTCATTAGTATCGATCCGCCATTCTAAATTGACGCTCTGCACCACCGCTTTCAGCCTGAGTAGTATCGGTTTGAGCGTTTGGCCAAGCATTGAAACCACCGGCATCAGCGACTGTTTCAGATACTCCAATAACATTAGTAAGCACCAGTTTTTTGCTGTTGATCTTTTCAAGCTGAGCCTCGGCTAGTTTAATAAGCTCTTCACCTTCGGCTCGGGTACTAGCCGAGCTGGCACCCCATTCGCTTGTAAGTAAATAGCCGGCGGCCAGCATGCTAGATATTTCTCGTATTAGCGGATTGATTGGCGCAGTGAATGGCACGACATACATCCCACCCAGCACACCGTCAATATGCGCTTTGGCAGCTTGTCGTTTCTGATCAACAAGTGAATCTTCTAAATAGCGATTGCCCTCAAGGCCAGCCTTCTTTTTGACATCTTCGACTGAGCAGTATAGACCGAAGCTGGCACCTCGAGCGGCACTAGAGTCAGCAAGAGTTGTCTCGGTTGAAGTGGTTGGATTGTAAAAAGTAAACTTATACCAGTAATCAGAGCTTCCGGTTGAGTCGGTGTACTGCGTATAGTTTTGATCAAAGTCGATGTCGATAGTAGCCAGAAGCGAAAAGCTAGCGTCAGCCGGCTGTGTGCCGTCAACATTGGCAGCGCGATAAACTTTTACCTTATTACCGAATAGACTTGTAAGGTCATCAAAGCGGTTATGCGGTCGCACCAGTGCGCTAGTCGCAATAGTGGTTGCGTTCGTAATACTTGAGATCGTTACTTTCTCGCCAGTATCACTACCTAGGCGACCGATATAAAGGTGACCGTTAGCAGCATAATCTTGGCTGTTTTTTACCGTAATGCTCGTGGCTGCAGCTGCGGCATCAGCGTCAAGCTGTGATCTTTCGACTATATTGAGTGAGCTAAAGTTGTTGATTTTTAGTGTTTGCGACATATTAACCCCATTATAACCTTAGTGCTTACGCCTCCAAATAAATCGTTGTATCTTCTTCTGGTTCTGTCGCCAAAGCTAGAATATTATCGCCCAAAACAATTGGTGTGGTATGGTAAACAATTACTTCAGCTTCAGGCTCTGTTAAGACTTCGCCCGGCATTGCGTACCCGGATTGTGCGTAGTAAACTCCTGCGTACATATCATCCCTTTATCTGATTAATGAAGGTACCGATACTTTGCTTTAAATCCGGCACTGTTGCAATTGCTGGGTTTTGCATGTCAAGATCGAGCTGCTCAAGCGCCGTTATCGGTATAGTAAGCTCCTCTACTGGTGCTGCATAGCTTGGGTTATTGATAACTGAAAGTGTTGCTGCGTCCCATATACCTTGCCCGCTTGCAAGCTTATCGCTATCTTCTTGGTTTAGTTCTACTACGGTGAGTGTGTCGGGTAAGTTATTTCCTAGCACTGTTCCGGTAGATTTTAGTATTCCTGTTGCTGTTTCGTAAATTGCGTACATCATATTCCTTTCTTAGTATGGTATTCCGTGAAAAATTACATCTAATTGAGAAGTTACACTTCGTGAAAATCTTGCAGCTATTCTTGTGCCTCTCGGAATATGCTTTCTAAATATGGCTGGAACTGGTAAATCGACTGCTTCAGATGTCGCAGTTACCGTCGGTATATCTGCTTCAATAACAACTTCGTTTCCTGCTGAACCTACAGCTATATCTATTCCATGTCCACCGGCTGAAATGGCTGTTCCGTCAACGCCGCCAACAGTGATAAAGAAACCTTGATATGCTTGTGTTGTAGCTGATATTATTTCTGTATAGGAACCTTTAGTATTTGTTGCACCTGGCGTACTAACAGCCGTGCCACGCGAGTTAGCGGTATCTGCACCATAAGTATCAACATAGCCTTGCATAGCACGCATTTTTTTGTCATTTTTACCAAATACAAACTTAAATGTATAGTTTTTTGATGCTGCTGCTGATTGTATGTTAACTGCTACTCTAGTTCCTTTATCAAGTTTTATTGGTATTGTAATTTGATTAGTAAAACCCTGTGCTTTCATGCCCACGTCAAGATTTGCCACTACAACAGTTTCACTTCCTGCTCCACCTATAGCAATATTCATTAAGCAAGAGGTGTTAACTGCGTTTTGTGAATTCACGCCTATTTGTATCATCAGTGTTTGTACATTTTGGCTTAATGACGCAACTATTTCTGTATAAGCTGTCAGTACATGCGGCGTTGCGCCGGTCGTAAGCGTAAATGTAGTTAGTACGTTTGCATTTGCACCTTGCGTATCAGAAGTATAGCCATCTCCAGTAATATCAAAAAATCTAGCAAATTGTGCGTCTATTGCTCTTGATGTTGGTACTCCAAGAGGCTGTCCTAATTTACCCATGTTTTAAGTCCTTGCGTGTACGTAGCCATAAATTTGTACATCGTTTGCCTCATCAGCAAATGCTTTTACTACTTGTGCGTTCTGTAGCATAAGACCCTCACAGATGGGCACTAACCCTGCTTTACATGGTATTGGCAAGATAATGAGGTTGTCTGGGTCTGTTGTGCCACCAAACTCAATGGTGAGCGTTCGAGTCTCACCGTCTGCATCGTTGTTTTGTGCATACAAGTAAATCTCATCAAGATTAGTTGTGCCTGATACTGCGGTATGGACTGTTACTGCACCGGCGGTATTGGTTCCTGTAACCTTAATTGCCTTGCCGTCTGTTGAACCGCTTAGCTTTGCTTTCGTATATGTAGCCATTTCTTTCCTTTCCTTAGAATCCGAAGAATCGCATTCCGATTATTAAACTTTCATCTTCTACCGTTACTGAACCGCCACCAGTAGCGTTTAATGTCGTGCCACTTAGAGATAGGTTAGTTCCAAGTGTTATTTCTTCTATAGCGCCTGTACCAGCCGTACCTCGACCAAGTAGTTTATTTGTAGACATTGAATTTGTTTTTTTAGTGTCGGCATATGTTTTTACCGCAGATTGAGCAGGTATTTTTGTACTGCTGTTAGCTGCCAGTGTACCGTCTGTATCAAGGTCGGCTGCTTTCAATTGAGCATCGTTAGTAACGCTGCCAAGGCCTACATCGCTTTTAGTAACATTGTGTGGGTTGCCGCTAGTAAGCTGGCTGTGGTCGTACGCAGTTTTACCGCGATCACCACGGTATGCTGTAGCGCTAGTTTCACCTAATGCCAGTGAAGCGCTTATTTCAACGTAAGCCGACCCACTCCAGCGGTACGTTTTATTGTCATCTAAGGTAACGTAAATTTTGCCAGTTTCGCCGGTTCCGGGCAGCGCAGCAAAGTTTGCGGCTTCAACAACATCATCAACAAAGGCCGGTAGCTGCGCAGAAGGCACTTTGCCGGTGCCGTCTAGTTCGGCATAACCGCCAGCAATACCTTTGTTTGCGGTGCTTTCTTTTGCGTCTAAGCTAGTTTGTAAGTTGGTAACATCAGATATGACGTGGCTATGCGTAGCAGCTGCATATAGGCTGTCAAAATAGGTCTTAAGTGTAGCCTTTATATTGGCCCACGTTACCTTTTTGAGTACGTTTGAGGCCGCTGAATCAATAAGTGGCATTGTATCGGCATCAACGGGCGTTGTCTTGCCTGTGGCCCCGTGAATAGCCGAGCCGACGTTTCCCGCGTCGGTAACATCAGCTAATGCTTCAATTCCGTCGAGTTTTGTTTCATCGGCGGTTGTAAAACTAGCGGTTGTGTTGTCTAGTACAGATTGGTTGGCGTGAGTGTGTCGAGCAGCAGTATTAGCAGCAACATCAGTATTGTTTGACACCTCTGTATCAAAGTCAGAGATAGTCGATGCAGCCTGTGTACCGGTATGGTTAGCTCTAGCGTATGCGCCAGTAATATGGTCAGCAAAAGGAGCAGCTGAAATGCGCCAACCTACCTCTATATCTTTGGCAGTAGTAATGCCTTCGGCGCGGTCGATCGTTAACGTATCACCAGATCGAGCAGTTACCAACACCCTCTCAGCGGTGTCGACAGTTGGTAATTGATCGGCGGGGTGAACAATGGCATCGAAGGGCACAGTTGGAAACCGTGACCCTTGATTTGTTGTTACTACTAAACTTGTACCGGAAGCAGCAGGTGAGGGAGCTGTCGCAACCAGACTAGTCGCAAGATCTTTGACATTCGGCGCAGACATATATCTCCCTTTACCTTTTTATTTTTTAACTGCTTTTTTAAATGCGCTTGTTAAGCGATCGACAAATCGTTTTGGATTTGTTCCGGCGTTGGCTGTGGAGCTGGAGCTACTGGCTCCTGCGGTGTCTCCACTGGCTTTGGTGGCTCTACTGGAGCTTGAGGTTCTACCGAACCCGAAGCCACTGGCTCCTCGACTAAAGGGGCATCAGTAGCCGGAGCCTCCGTAGACGGCTCGACTGAGCTTGCATCGCCGATGTTTCCATCAGCGAGCAGCTCCTGAACTTGCTCAGCGTTATCGGACTGAAAGTCCTCACCAATTGAATGCAACTGGTCGCCAGCATAGAAATTTTTAAGTACTTTGTATGACATGATCTTCCTCCCTTAATAACCCTTAAGTTTGGATTGTATCATAGATACGATACAGACAATCGCTGTCTACAACCTTCATTGTGTAAAAGTCGGTTACACGAACAACATCAGACTTAGCACCTTCTTCTCGTCGAACATCAACACCGATCATATCTTCTTTGAAGAACTGGTAAAGGGCAGATGGCTCTTCAATAGCTGGGGTTGGGTTAATGTAAGCAAGGTAAGCGATACCCTTAGTGCTCCACAAGAATGAACCTGTGCCACTTGTTGCTGCGCTTTGCTTGATACCACCGGCGATCAGTACGTTCTGCACGTCGAAGTAACCAGCGATCAGGTTCTTCAGGTTGGCTTCGGTCTTGTCAGTAGTGTAGGCGATTGCAGCTTTGAAGTCAGTGTTGGAGAGAAGCGCATCGTAGCTCAAGCGGTCAAGAACAAGTGTGTTTGGTCGAACACCGGTAGCCTTGTGGATAAGGTTTGCACCGGTTTTGATTACTGCACGAAGATCGGTTGAAACGGTTGCCCAGTTACCGGCAGCATCCACGCTGTTAGATCCGGCTGTTGCTGCAGCTAGGGCAGCGATGAGCTCGTTTTCTTTCTCGATCATTAACTGACCAGCGATACGGTTGGTCGCGTTCTTTTGTGGATCAAATGGAGCGTCGTAAGTTTTTAGGATACGATCGTCGATCCACTCTTCAAGCACATGCTCTTCGAGCGTATATGTATCAGTGGTTAGTGTTCCAGTGATACGGTTTGCAGTACCGGTTAGGGCACGCGTTGTAGCACCCGGAACGATCAAGTTAGACTTGTCGTTCTTGAAGTAGATGCCAGACTCTTTACTAACTGGGACTTTTGGTGCCAGCACGTCGGCGACCAACTCTGTGTTCTTGTAACCGATGTAAACACTGGTCAACAGAGGGTCGATGAAAACTGATTGAGGATTCATTGTTTTATATACCTTTCTTTATTTTAAATTAAGCGATGTAAATTCGAGATGCTGTTGGCATGAACTCGAAGAACCCATCATTAACGGCTGTTTCCAGAGCGATACCGACCACTTGATCGCCGTCCGTTGTTGTGGCTATTAACTCACCGGCAGTTGTTGCAGTGACATAGTCGCCAACTGCGATGTTACCACCGGCACGACCGACTGCTGTTCCAGATGCACTTCGGAGGCGAACTTGCGCTTCTTGCCCAGCATCGTTAGGCGTATCAATGACACCGATAATGGCGTCGGTTCCAGCAGTTGCAGCAACGATTAGACCGCTACTGAACTTAACTGCAACACCACGACCAAGTGCAACTTCACATGGCAGTGACTTTACTGAACTTTCGCTGAATTGAGTACCCATTACTATTCACCTCCCTTGATTTCGTTTTGATATTCTGCGGCAAGGTCTTTATTACTGGCCATTACCTTGCTCATGGCAGTACCAATATCAAGAGTCTTGTCTTCTTGCATAAGCTTTTCAGCTTCAACTTTAATTTTTGCGGCAGCTCCGCCTGTTTCGGCAGCCTTAACGCTGGAGCCCTGCTCTTCAGTTAATGCTGGGTTATCAGGTAGATCTTTCAATAATGCTTCGGTGGTTGGGTCTTTTACAAGACGCTCTGCCCAAACCTTAGCTTGGTCAGCCTTAACAGCACCACGAGCAACGTGGGCTTGTACTTTTTGAGTTGCTTTTTCCATTTCGTACTGATCAGCAACATTCTCAAGTCGCTTAAGAGTACTTGCCTCAACGAGGACTTTTTTGCCGCTTTTAAGATCGGCTTGGACAGCGGCCAATTCCTTCTGTTCAGCGTTGGCTTCTTCGCCTTCACCTTCGCCAGAGCCTTCGCCCTCGCCGGAACCGTTGCCGTCCCCTTCGCCTTCGCCATCACCTTCGGCGGTGACTTCGAAACCAAATTTTTTCTGCTCTTCAGCAGTTAGTTCGCTTTTGTGCTCGACTAAAAAGGATTTTTCCTCTTCTGTCAGAGCGTCTGCGCTTTTAGCACGGATTTCTTCTAGTGTCATGCTGGTTTTCTCCTTTTCGCTTGCACTAACGTATATTAAATTTTTATCTTCTCCACTTCTCTCGCCGGAAGCATTAGAAGCCATAATTGGGGAAAGTCCTTTGAAAAACGGTATGTTGGTGAGCCCAGCACCGACAAGGACATTTTGGGCGGTTTCACTCCAGTCTTCTGGATCATGCCAGCTACCAAGACAGGCAGGGTAAAAGCTGGGGGAGATACACTTGAAGTCACCACCGAGAAGTGCCTCTGCCCCAGATTTTGTCCATTCAACTTCTGCAAATAACGTATCGCCTTCAACAATAAGCTCTTTCATCCAGCCGGCAGCTTTGTTCCACTCTTCGTGGCTAAAATCAATTGGCAGACCAAAGCCTTTGCCGCCGGGCATGCCTACGCCTTCGTCGAAGTTCTTTTTAAACTCTAAAAGATCAGCAGTTGTGATCTTCATAAAGCCTTTATTAGAGTCGTCAGGCCACTCACCGGCTTTTATGATTTCAATGCGGGTTGGTAATTCTTGAGTATCCTTTGCTGCATGGATTGCGCGGACGGTTCGAGCAAGGTTTTTATTTGCTTTTTCAACCACTTGGGGATTCATACTGTCAATATTCTTACAAACGTTAGCGTCTTGTCAAATTATTTACTAAGCTGCTTGACTATGGCGGCTATTGATTCTGGGTTGGTAACTGCAATGCCGGCCATTGGATCAACTGAGGCCGGTATCTCGGCAGCCTTGTATCCAAGGTGGTTAATGTAGTTTGGAATGGCAAACGTAGTGTTGGGATCGGCCTTAGTCGCCACTGCAAAGCGGATGCTGTCGCCAATAAGCTGAGAGTAATGCTCGTCGTCGTTAATAAGCAGAATATCTTTCTCGCCAAACGGTAATTTTAGTTTGCTGGTTTTTCCGAACTCTGCAGCAAGCTTTTTATCTCGAGCAACATAGAACGAGTTACCTAAAATGTCAGTGTATGGACTCTCGGTATTGTTGCCGACGCCGTGATATACCGTAAATGGCTCGGAGCTTTTGCCAACCGCTCGGTATTTGCGGCCATTAGCAATTGCATCGTTGGCCGGTGCCCCTAATTCGATAAAGCCTTCCTGCCCCATAGATTTGAAAGGATGCGCTCGTCTGTACTCTTCTTCATAAACCAATCTCAAACCACATCGACAGTTAGGATGTGCGCTTGGTGCTTGGTGGCCGCTTGGGAATTCATCAGTTATTGGGATCATGCCAGCGTTTTCGTTAACGGCGCATATATCGTTTGCGTTTAACGCTTGCCACTCTTTAGCAACGGCACCTGATTGGCGACCCATTTCAAGTAATCCACCACCGTAAGCATTTACTGCCTCAGTTCTGGCGATTATCTCTGCTCGGCGTGGGTTTTTAATAGTCTCACGTAACCGGGCCACTGCTGCTGCTTGATCCTCGCCAAGACCAAGACTAGTGCGAAGCGACTGCCTAATATCGTCTCGGGTTTTATTGGTAATGGAATATTCGGCCTTTGGGTTGTCTATAAACCGACCGTCCTGCGTAACGCTTTTACCGACAAGCTTGGCGACTTGGTTTCGAGCCACGTTTTGTACTGTGCTGCTTGTCTTTGTTAAACCGACAGGCTGCCCATAGATTTGCTCACCGGCTTGTGCGCCGGCAGCCACTGCATCAGTAATCGGGTCGTACATGGTATTGATCAAAATGCCGTCTTCGTTGCCTATTTCATCATTGATCAAAACATCAATATCAAATTCAAGATCATCGGCTTGAATTACTGGCCGGCGGTTTATGTAGTAGAACCAGTTAATGTAGTTTGAAACACGATCAGAAAATTCTTTGAAGTAGACAACCAATGAGCGTTCAAGTTTGGCTTCCGCTTTTATAAGTTTGGCCTTGGACTCCATGTCCTTGTCGTAGAGCTTACTCCAATCTTCAGCGGCTCGAATAACGGCACCCAGTTTTTCGTATTCTTCTAATACTGCCTGTTGGTGCATGGCTAACCTACAATCGTGTCAATAAGATTTTGCCGGGCTTGCTTTGCTGCGCGTACTGCTTGCTGCTTTTTTAGTTCGGATTCTGTTTGGTTTTTTTGCTTCTGCTTGGTTTCATCGTCTTCTTCAGGTAAATCTTCTTCAACATCGTCGTCGACTTCAGTATCGCCAGCGGGCATTTCTTTTTTAGGAGCCTTGGCCATTTCTTTGATTATTTTTTGTTTGGCCTTCTTGATTTCTTCAGGCATATCAGGCAGATGCAATACACCTCGGATGTATTCCTCAGATTCAGGATCAGGAGTTAACGCGCCGACAGCAATAAACTTGGAAACTGCGTCAGCCATTACAGTAAGGTCTTCATCACCAATACGTGCAAATTCTAGCGTTGGGTAACCGTTCTTCATGTCGCTAAAGTTCATGTCGCATAGTGGCTTGATAAGCTGGTCCTGAATAGTCTGCTGAATGTTTTTAGCAACTGCTTCTTCAGATAGCATAAACAGTTTTGAGTGATCAGAAGATACAGCTCTCGAACCAGAAGCATCGGAAGCACCGAGCGTTAAGAACTGGGCAAGCACCGACATAGTGATTTGGCGGTCGTGGTATTGGATCGAAGGTATAACATCGCGGGTAGAGTTGCCCTTCATATCGAGCATCTCTAGCTCCCAACCCACTGGGATCTCTTGATAGCCTTCCTCGTTGGCGCGGAACTGGCGCATGGCTTCGCGGGCTTTGATAAGATCGGCCTGATCGGCATCGGCCGGCTTTTTAATAACAGGTACACCAACGGCCATCTTTTCTAGAGCGACGGCGTTAATACGGTCGAGCTTGTCTTTGATGTCCCAGTGCTTATAAGCGTATCGAAGTAGCGACACACCTTCGTAGTTGTCGCCTTCTTTGTCGTGCGTGAAAACAATCAGCTTCGGCATTGGTATTTCAACCATCGTGCCGTTGTATAGCAGCTGCTTGATGCCGGGTTTACCGTCGGACAGCTCCCATTGCTGGATAGTTGTTTGCTTACGGAATGCAATCTTTTTGATGCCGATGAGTTGCTCACCTTCGAAGTCAGTAAGCTCTAAAACTTTCTCAGCTACCGAATGGCCAAAGTCGAAAAAGCTCATGCACTCGCGCAGGAAGTCGTGCCAGACAACATTGCGCTTAAACAGTTCGCGCTCAATATGTCGAGCATGTTTCTGATCAGCCTCGTCGTCAGAAGCTGGGCGAATATACCACTTTGTTGATAAGATTGGCAGCTTACAAACCTGCAGCGTAGCGCGAACGGTCGCATCAGACCGGCGCATAGTATCCATGATCCGGAGGCCGGCTTTGCCTCGCATCTTGGCGTTGTATTCTTCGAGGGTGATAATACCCTTATAAATGGCAGTTCCGGACTGGCCGATTTCCTTGCCCATGCCTTTTGTTGTTGGAGTATTGGTGTTATCGGTTGCCATTTATACCATAAGCCTTTTTGTTTAGTATCGTTTTTTTAATATCTTTCGTCAAGCAAACCACTAGTTTCGGGACGCGCACCGAGCGGTTCTGGTTTGTTCTGGTGTGTCGGTTGCTGCTCTTGAATAATATCATCCCACGAGCCTGATGTCGTTCTAACACATGCAAGTGCCAGCGCATCGGCCTTGTCCGGCGATCGTTTTAAGCGGTCTTTGATGTTAGCCTTGGCCTCGATTTTTTTAATCTGCGCATCCTTACCGGTATACTCCACACGAATAGCTGCGAGCTCACTAATCAAATCTTCATCGTCAGGTATGGCAATCTCGTGGTTGATAAACATATCGGCAAGGTTGTCGTATGTTTCGGTTCGAAGGTTAAACCATTTGTTTGGGTTGCTTGTACCGCCCGAGAAGTTTATCGGCACGACTTTGAAGCGGTATTTTTCAGGGTTATCTCGTTTAAGCTTGCGAAGCTGATCAGTAACAGCACCACCGACACCAATATCGTCGATCCGTAGTACTGCCCGCCAGTCGTCTAGACTCACGGCGTTTACGATGCGCTCGGTAGTAATCGAAGTATCAACCTTACCCCACTGCATTGGCTTGTGGATAAGCCCGCCAGTCTTTGGGAATACCACGTTGGTGTCGTCACCAAACCGGGCCACGTCAATACCGTACTCATGCACACCGTCGGTTCGAATATTCCACTCGGGTTTAACCGCAATCTCTTTAGCAAGCTCTTTGTCTTTTTTGGCTTGCATGATTTGTTTCCACACTTCAACCGACTTCAAGATCAAGCCCAGCGGAATCAGCGCGGTGCTGGCTTGGCTTGGGAACTGCGCCATGATAAGAGCCTCCCACATTGGATGCTCCTCGCCCCATTGGATATACCGGCGGTATACGGTCATGGGCGATATAAGCGCGGGTATTGGTGACTTCAGTTTCTTTTGCTGATTGACCATGTACGTTATTTGATCGGACTCCTGCTCTAGATCGGCTGGCGGCGTGAAGTAATCAACCAACTGTTGCACGCTAGTTATGTTGTTGGCGGTAAAGTTTGGCGTATCAAAAACGGTTATGGTGTGCTTCTTAACAAGCGGATCTTGGAATGCTTTGTAAAAACGGCCTTCCGGGTTGGTCGGGTTGCCGATCATCAAAACATGGGCGTTTAAGTTTGGGGTAACAGCATCAACACCAACGTAAATCTCCTCCTCCACACCACTAGCCTCGTCGACAATCACCAGAATATCGTCGGCGTGATAACCAAAAAACTTCTCGGCATCGCGGGTAGATAAGCCAATAGCAAACCACTCTTCGGATAAATCGAGGCCAACTTGGTTGCACTGCTTTTCTGATAATTTGACCGGTGCCTTAGCGTGCTTGGTTCGAATATATCGCCAAATAACGTCCTTAACCTGTCGCCAAGTTGGCGCGGTGGTAATCACAATGCTATTCGGCTTGCACATTAGGAACGTCAGGGCCACGTCGCTCGCTAGGTCGGACTTTCCGGCAGCGTTACAGGACTTTACCGCCACGAGCGGATACGCGAACACGTCGGCTATAATTTCGGCCTGTTTACTCCAAGGCCGGCGACCAAGTACATCACGAACAAACTCGACGTGCCGGCTATCGTCGTAATACTGGATCAGATCCCACGCTTCGTCAGGCGTTGCTTGGGGTGGCTGGGTTGTCGATTGGGGTTGCATCGATGGCGTTCTTTTCTCGTTCCATTAGTAGTTTCTTTTTAGCGACTAGATCTGCAAGGCCGGTCGTAAGTTCAACCTCATGTTTTTGAGCCGGCGGCTGCCAGTTGGCATATTGGCCAAGAACTATTTTTGCAGCCTCAACGTTGCCGGACATGGCCTTTAGGGTAAGCCCTTTCCATATAGCTGAAACGCGGTTGATTGGCATAAGTTCGGCACGGCGTTGCTCTACTTTTTGCGCGAAATCTGGTATTGATCGGGACCAGTTATGCAGCGTAACTCGACTTACTCCAACCTTTGATGCAAATTCTTCAACGGTCATTTTTTTAAATGTTCCGTCCTCGTGAATGATAAGACCGCTCACTGCAACGTAGGAAATATATTCTTGCTGGGCGGGGCTTAATGCTGCCGGCTCTTTTTTACCGGTGGGCGGATTGGTTTTTGTTAAGTTTTGTAAAGCCTCCATTGGGCTAATGATAGCATGCTATCTAGTGGCCGTGTACTGGGCAATCGGCTGATTCTGCGCCGAGTGGGCAAATACAGCCCGCAGGTAATTCTCCCGGGGCTATATCCATCGGAGTATATGGCCCAACGTTTGCCGTTCCGGCATCGACCCTTTGACCTTCAGGCGGCGTTTTGTTGACCGTGTTTTTAGCCATTCTAATAACTGCCTGTACTCGCGCAAGGTCTGAAGCCGCGTAGTTTTTCCAAGGCTGCGCGAGACTCTTATCCGCTTTGATAGCCGCTAACATTTCAGTGATTGCTTGGTCGTAATTCATACCTTCTCCTTGATTCCCGATTCTTTTTGTAATAAATGGCTAAACAGTTTGATCGGATCTTTACCGTCTGCCTTTGCTTGGCTTGCTAATACCATAACCTTTTCTCTGCCTAGCTTAAAAAATACTGAGCAATACCATGCTTTGAATTGATCGTTTATAAGCCCTTTTTCTTTCATATCGCTATACAACAAATCGACTTCTGCATAGCTCCTTCCTTTTTTTAATCCAGTTGTTCCAGCTG